AGAAAAAGAAGAAATCGCAGTATATAAAATTTTCGAGATACTCATCAAAAGGTTGAGCCAAGAACCAACCATCGACCCAGTGCACGCTTCTGGCGCGTGCTACTGTCGGGAGTGTAAATACCAAGATGAGTGTATCTGTAGAATTGAATTTATCGGCAGAAACCCAATTTTAGAGCAAAACACATACGAATACCACCCTTTACACTTTTGCAGCAACGGCCAGCGCCGGGAGGACTGACATGGAGAGATTGACGGAAGAAGTATACGGCAAGTACATCCGAATTAAAGGTACAAAATCTTTGTACGAGAGGTACGAACGCGATGGTGCACCGCTAAGCAACGCAATTGTGAGGCTCGCCGCCTACGAGGAGACCGGGCTGAAGCCGGAGGCAGTGGAGCACTTGAAGCTTGCAAGCATGGGAAAGGCCATCGCGGAAATTAAGGAGTTTGAAGGTGTCCCCATTGACCGCCTACGCAAGCTGGCGCAGGCGGAGAAAACGGGACAGCTTGTGGTGCTGTCCGAACCAATGAAGCCGATGGTTTACAAGCCGAACGATACGGACGTATATTGCCCGTCCTGCGGAGAAAGTCTTTCTGGAGGATGGCCGTTGTCTGATGCGGACGACCTAAGAAAACTTTGCCAGTGCCCGAATTGCGGACAATCCATCGACGATACAAGGTGCGAAGCCGCAGAGGCCGCGCTGGAGGCACAGAGAGGTGAAAACAATGCTTGAAATAGTGCCTATATCCTTGGCCGAAGCCAACCAATACGTTTCTGAGCATCACCGCCACCACAAGCCGGTTGTTGGCCACAAATTTTCCGTTGGATGCACAGACGGAGAGAATATTGTCGGTGTAGCCATCGTAGGTCGCCCGGTTGCCCGTTACTTGGATGATGGCTGGACGCTGGAGGTCAACCGGCTATGCACGGATGGTACACGCAATGCCTGCTCAATGCTATATGCTGCCTCATGGCGGGCTGCGCGTGCTATGGGATACCATAAACTGATTACCTACATACTCGATAACGAACCGGGCACAA